TCTGTATCGTCACGTTCCCGCGCAGACCGGAAAGGCGCTGCACGCCCATCTGCAAGCCGACCGAGGAATTGCGCAGCAACTCGATGAAGTTGCCAGGCATGTTGTCGGTCGACACGAGGTACTGCGAGCCGCTGACGCCTGCAGACGTCATGTCGCGCCGATTCGTCCGCGGCTGAGCAGCCGGGAGGTCGCGCATCATGATGTCGAGCGGGACGAAGAACGACTTCGCGGACCGCGGCGACTTGTCGAGACGCTTTGACAGTTCCTTGTTGGCCTCGAGCTCGAGACCGGCATCCTTCCAGTCGTTGTTGATCGCGGCGCGCAGCGCGCGGAGCAGCGAGTATCGGCGAGTCTCCGAGCGAGTCATGTCGATGAAACCGACGTTGTTGCTCGCGTCCTCACCGCGCTTCTTCAGGATGGCCATGCCTTCCTTGCCGATCTGCAGCGGCGACTTGCCGCTTTGGATCCAGTGCTGTGCGTAACGCTCGTCGAAATTGTTCTGCCGCACGTAGTCGCGGATGAACTCGACACGCTCGTTATCGAACTGCACCGGGTCGACAGCCGGCGCCTGCTGCTGATTGCCCGCCTCGATGCGGACTTCGGGAGCGGCGGAAGCTGCCGCGGGATTGTCTTGCGACATACGAGTCTCCTTAGCGGCGGTTCGCGCCGTGGGTTGTGAAACATCGGGAAAGGCGCGGAGCATCCGCACCTCGAGTTCTTGGCCGAGGTCTCGGCCGACACCGACCGTGTGGTCAGCAGGAACGGTTACGATGGAACCTTCGTACGGCTCCCAATCGCGCGCCGTGTACGTCTCGTCGTCTTTGTCTTCCTCGACTACGTGAAGCCGATAGCCAACCGAAACGTTCCGAAGACCACCGTCAAGCATCGACCGGACTTCTTGAGCGCGAGTCGTGTTGAACAAGTGCGCGTCGACAACGAGCCGCTTGTCCTCGATCCGCGCGGAATCGATCATTCCGATCGGGTCGTTCCAGTCGTGGTTGAACAGAAGCGGCATCGCGCCGCGCGTGATCCGATCCATGCGGATTGCGCCCTTCGCGTGCGACAGCACTTCCTTGCCAAACCAGCGCTCGACCGGCGTCTCGCTCGACAGCGAGAACGTGAGCTTCGTCGTCTCGCCTTCCTTGCGAATGGCGATCGAAGTCGGATCGACCTCGCGCGTCTGCGGCGCCAACTTGTCGGGAAACACACGCGCAGCCGCGGGCCTCGGCGGTGAAGCCGATTCAGTTGCTTGCGTCATTGCTACCTCTTGAAAGAAAAAACCCGCCGTTCGGCGGGTTCTTCGGTGGACTCGTCGTCCGTTTCGTCTTCCGGTTCGTGCGGCGTGTCGGCCTTTGCTACCTCTGCCGCCTTGATTTCGTTCGCCGGGTCCGTGTCGAGCACGAGACCGGCCTCCTCGGCGAGCGCGATCTCTTTCTTGCGCTGGTCGAAGATTTCCTCGATGTCGGCACCGCTTTGAGACACGACGTCCTGCAACGTCATGAAGCCGCAGCGAACGGCTTCCTTGAATGCTTCTACTTCCTTCGTCGGATCAACCCAACCCCACCCGCGCGGACGGAATCGAACGGCTTCGAATTTCTTACGGTTGAAAGCCCAGTCGTCCACGGAAAACGTCTTGAACGATTCCGCCGTCACGGCTTGCTGCAACCACTGGCGATGTATCGGCGTGCGAAACGAGCACAAGAACCACGCCTGAAACGCGCGCCACACATCGCGGTCATCGAGCAACGCAAGCCGCGAGCTCGAATAATTGCTTTGCGAGTAGTCACCGGAGACTGAGGCGTAGTTGACGCCTGAGCCAGACGCAAACTCTCGCAACATATACCGCATGAACGACTCGACCTGCGGATTCGGCGCACCGACCGCAGGGATGTTCATCTTCTCGCCGGGATTCAGCCGCTTCGCAACTCCAGGCTCGGTCAGCATTTCCGCAGACCCATCGGACTGAACCGTTCCGAATGAGTCGATGCCCTGCGCCGTTTCAATCGTCCACGGCACCGAGGCTTGCGCTCGCGCCCGCTGGATCTCGGCCACGATGTAACCGGCAGAGTCGTTCACGGTCCGAATCACTGCCGACATCCACGGCTCACCGCGCGTCTGCGGCCAACGATCTCCCACCGCAAGGTGGATGATCTGATCCGCTGGAACCCGCTCGACTTCCTCGGGCGATGTGTGCACCGCGAACTGCAGCTCGTTCAAGTGCCGACGGCGGATGTAGTACGCCACCGGCCGACGGAACTCGTCTACCTCGATCCCGAGGCGCACTTCGTTCTTGCCACTGCGCGAAAGCGTCGGCAAGCCATAGAAGTCGTCGGCGATCCGCTCCGCTTCTATGATCTCCAACGCAAAGGGGATCTGTGACTTCCCGAACGGCCGATAGTGCTTGCGGACAATGACCTCGCCAGCCTCGAAGACCTGCGCCATCAGCGTGCGCTCGAGCATCGCGAAGTCCAGGCGCCCGCCGGTATGGCAGTGGTCGGCATAGGCCCACTCGGCCCACACCGCCTCGATCTCGTCATTGACGCGTGAGTTCAGCTCGTCGCGCGTCGTGTAGACCTGACCCTGCATTCCAATTCCGGTGCCGATAACGTTGTTCACGACCAAGGCTTTCGCGCGCTTCGCGTACCCGACGTCGCGGCACAGCGCGCGCGAGCGCGAGCGGAGCGCCGTGAGGCTGCTCGACAGCTCCGAGTCAGCGCTGGTGTTGCCGGCTTGAAAGTCAGCAGTGAGCCGCGACGCGCGCGCGCCCGCGTACATGCGTTGACCGTACGACTTGCCGCGCAGCACCGCCCACGCTTGCGCGATTCGGTTACGGAGCGCCATATCTCACCTTGATGTCACGCCCCAATCCTGCGGACGAGCCTTGCTCCTCCGTCCGGACCTCGCCGCGAAGCTCGCTGCGCAGCTGCATCAGCTCCGAAATCGACCAGCGCGAGATAGAGCGCCCCGCGATGCTCATGGATTGCTGCGCAGTTGTCGCGTTTCCTTCGATGAACGCTTCCACCGCATCGAGCGTGCGCCGCGCCCAGGAACGGTGATCGACCTTCGCCGCTGCCGCTGGATCTGCCTTGACCTCGCACCAGCCGGTTTCAGCGACGTACGACGACGAACCGTCCGTGACCCGAACGCTGACGTGGTACTTTCCAGCGCCCAAATCTGCCGAAATCGCGGCCGTTTCTGCGAATGCGTGCGCCGTTCCGTCAGCACTTGACGAAACCTCGAACGATTCCGCCGAGTTCTCGAAATAGGCAGTAGCGGTCCACGTTCCGGCTGGGTAGTCGCCATATTCGGCGGTCCAGCTCCAGGTGTCGCCGGCCGTGAGCGAGCTCGGGATGTTCACTACCGATAGCACCGCAAAATGACGTCGGCCACGTCCGTCGCGCCGTTCTGCATGACGCGGATCTTCTCGAAGCACCCGGTGAACCGATACACACGATTCGCCGCCGTCACCACAACCGCCGTCGCAAAGCTCGCACTGCCGAGGTCGAACATGGAAATCGGTGACGTGTGGTAGTTGGTCCCGTCGAGAGAGACGATCACGTCAGCTGCTCCGCCAGTCGACGTGATGTCGAACGTGCGATACCAAGACACGTCGTCGGCTTGAACAACAACGTCGTTGTCGTTGTCGCCGAGACCTCCGGAATAGACGCGAACGTCGCCGCGGCCGCTCGCCTGGATCGTTGCAACCGTTAGTGCCATGTGTTCACCGCCATTGCGTCACAAAATTGGTGCGCGGCGGACGGTCCGGGCTTCGTTGCCGAATCCGTTCCTGCTCGCGCGACTTGATCGCTTCCAAGCGCTTCGTGCTTTCCATCGCCCACTCGGGCGGCTTCGCCCAATCAATCGACTCGGCGCGAAGCTGAATCACCATCGCCCGGTTGTAGACGTGCAGGTCGAAGTCCTCGTTCGCCTGGTGGGAATCATCCTTCTCCCAACCCTTCGGAGTCCGAATCTCAGCCGTGATCTCGTCGAAATACGCTTCTGGAACCCAATCAGGTAGGTGGCAATAGCCTGGCCCAGGAACCTCTCGCGACAGATCCCCATACACGCCGTCTTTAATCAGGTTCACGTTGAGCATGAGAACCGGGACATCGCCTTTCCCGGCCCCGCGTTGCTTGCCTCTCGCATCCGGCCAAGTCTCCCTTACGCGCGGCGCGTTCAGATTCGGGTCTCCCTTCACCAGCCGGAACCGCTGCTGCAAACCCTTGCCTCTCAGCCGGCGCCAGAACTCGTACGCGTTGATCGTGACCCCCTCACGGCCGCCGGAGTCGCACCCTACTATCAACGGCTTCAGCCGCTCGCCGGTCCCTTCGGCCGCAAACTCGCGGTTGATCACTTCGTCGATCAGGATGTCCCAATCCTCGACGTACGCCCCAGGATCGAGCCCCGCAAACCCATCGCCCTCCGGCCTGCGGCTTCGCGAAATCTCAACCCGATCGATCAGCCACGACTGAAGCCCCTCGCCCCAGCCGAAGAAGTTCACGCGGAACTTGTGCGCCTGGACGTCGACCGCCGCGGTGAGAAACCGAACGCCAGCCGGAGCCGTACCGCGCTCCCAATGCTCGAGCCGCTGCATTAAGTGGTCAGCCCCACGCCGAGCGACCGCCGACCTCGGCAGGTACGCCGCCCCCTGGTCCGTGTTCGTCGTCTTCTTCAGCGGCCCCTCGTCGCCCGTACGAACGTACGTCAGAACCGCCGCAAGGTACGCGTGAACGATGCTCGGCCAGGTCTGATAGGCCGCAGAGACTCCGCCGAGCCAGTAGCTCGCGCTGTTCGATCGACGCCGCTCGCCGTCGAGCTTGCAGTCGACCAGAGACTCGCCCTCGTGCAGCCATGTGGCCCCGCGAATACGATCCCCGTCGAGCCGTGGCGTGTTCATCGCCGTTCGGTGCGTCGGATCGTGCGAGCCCCCACAGTGCGGGCACATGACGTGCGCGAACTGATCCGCCAGGCTCATCAGGTCCGAGCGCTTCACGAGCTCGGTCAGTTCATCAAACTCCGGCATCGGAAAGCACGAGAGCCCCGGCGCCGCCTCAAAGTGCTGGTCGCAGTGCTGGCACGGCCAGTGCCACCGCGCCCGTGTGCCCGAGTTGTAGAGCGACAAGATCCCTCGTGCCGGAGGGGCCTCATTCCCCCGCCGCACGTACTTGGCGTCCGTGTAGTCCTCGCCCGGCGAAGACTCCGCCACGGTCTTGCCGCGGCTCATGTACGTCTCGGTCCGCTTCGACGCAAGGTCGAACAACGGTCCCTCACCGTCAACGTTGCCCGCGTTCTCCGGCCGGTCGTAGTCGGTCAGGAACACGTACTGCAAGGTCTTCGACGAAAGCTGGCTCACCGCCGGCCAGCCGAGTTTCAACGCAATGCCGGACCGGAAGAACTTGTCGAACGTGTTGTCGTCCCGAGCCCTCGGACTCAACCTCGACGACAGCTCCGGGCTGTGCCGGATCGCCCGGTCAAGGTCCATGCGCGAGAAATCTCGAGCAGCGTCCTGGCTCATCTGCACGACGAGCATGTCCCCAGGAGCACAGGTCACGACGTACGCGATCCCGCCCAGGATCAGCGTCATCGTCTTGCCGGTCCGCGCAGGCCCGACGAAGATCACCGACCGATACTCACGACTGCCGAGCTGGTCCAGAGGCTCGAGCAAGTACGGCGTCAGCTCTGGGCGCCACGGCCCCTTCTCCGTTCGAAGAACCGCCGCTGCCGCATCCGAAGGCTTGACGCGCCGCGGAGCTCGAACCCGGACCGCTGTCGCCCGACGAACGCTAAGCTCGGTCCGCAGCGGCGCTATCAGCGCCATCGTCCTCGCCTTCGATCAGGGCCTGGTAAAGCGCCTCCCGAGTCTCGTCGAGATGCTTCTCGACGCGCACCAGTTGCAGAGGGCTCAAGCCGACGTCCCGCTCGAGCACGTCCGGCAGTGTGTCAAACGCCTGGGTCGCGATCGCGAAAATCCGCCCGTGCCCCTGCTCCACCTCGATCGACGGCACGAGCTCGCCGCGCTCGACCTGCAGCCGTAGCTTTTCGTGCTCGGCCTGGTAGTGGGCCTTTCGCTCGAACGGGCGTAGAGCGTCCGGGTCTGCCGCCTCACCGCCAGTCAGGTGT